TAGCTAGCCAAGTGCTTCCTGAGTAGCTCAATGAAATTTATACCAGGGCACAGATGATTTAATCTGTTAACTGTATGTTGAGAACAAAGCCTATCTATCCTTAATGAATTAAGTAGCTAGTACTGATAAACAAAGCTACTGGGAGTGCTGAATAGACCATGGGATATACAATCTTTAGCACTCCCTCAATGAATTCCTTACGGTCGTAAGGATGTAACCTAAACAAGGAGGCAATTATGCCAGACAAAGACAAACGTATGACTCCCATCCGTGTACCAGATATGCAATGGATGGAACAGGATATACGAGATAAGTTCTCTAAACATAGACGAGTTTATGAGAACGAAAGAAACTCAATCATTAGTGCTAATGTTGATTTAGCTAAACCTGAATATATCAAGGTAATGGGTTGTAAGAAACTCTTAGCTGATTTCATAAAAGCTAGTGATGCACGTAAAGAGTTTCAATTAACAATGGAAACTAAACTTAATATATTAAAGGCTAAAGAAGCTGAGATTGCTTTAGAGTTAGAAGATAAAGTAAATACTTATGTTGATAGCAATGATATAGATAATCGTAAGTCTAACTTTTCGATGAGGACACATTACGATGAAGATCCAGACATTTATTCATTTAATAAATTTATTACTGAAAGATGTAAGGAAGAAGCTGAGATTGCTTATGAGAAATCAGCTAAAGGCGCAGCATTAAAGAATCTTAATGATGCGGAGAATGCTTGTTATCAAGTACTTCATAGTGGGTACGATATCACAGATGCTAGAAGATTCATTGATAAAGTATTCAAAGATGTAGGAATTGACAGTCCAGTTATACCTGACATTAGTCAAGGTCTAGCTTGGGATGGCAATAAATAAATAACCAATGGGATAGATAGGATAGGCGAACTGCAGTACCGATATCTTATCTATCCTCAACAGAGAGAGAGGAAAATATTATGGGATTTGATTTATATGGGATGAACCCAGCTGAACAAGAACATAAAAAACCAAACTTAGAATTGCATGACAAAGATCCAGATGCCTGGCATAAGCAATACGAAGATTGGATAACCCAAGATGGTACTTATTTTAGGGCTAATGTATGGTGGTGGCGAAAGCTAGCAGACTATGTGCTGTACTGCTGTCAAGACTTTATACCTGAAAAAGACCATGAGGCTTGGCATAGCAATGGAGGACATGAAGTATCTGAAGCATTAGCTTGGAAAATAGCTGATCGCATGCAGAAACATATAGACTCTGGCGACGCTAAAGAAATTGAGGGTTTCATTATGGATAGAGTAAAGAAAGCTAGAGAACATAATAAGTTTATTGATAAACAAATGAGTGATTTATTAATTAAACATAATGTTGAAGTAGCACGTGATCTTGAACCTAAACATAAAGAAGAATGGGATGAGATATATGCCAAGAAAGATTGGGCTGATTCTTATCCATTCTCAGTGGAACTTCTAGAGAGTTTTGTAAAATTCTGTAGAGAATCTGGTGGATTTGAAATCTGCTAGATAGTATAATCATAGTATAGATGTAGTACATATCCTTAATCTGCTATTGTGCTACATCTTACTTAAACAAGGTAAATAATATGAAGAGTGAGAGAAAAGGTACGCCTACCCTTTTAAGCGAGGCGATTCTCAAGTTAATGAAATCTGAAGATGCTGATTGGCAGAAGCCATGGCGTAATAAGAAGTTCGTTACTTGTCAAGGACACTACCTATCTGGTGGTAATGTAGTAACTCTAGCTAGCCTATCTGATTTTGATAGAACAGTATGGGGAACCTACGATCAATGGAGTTGGCATGGATGTCAAGTAAAGAAAGGAGCTAAAGCAGTTAAGCTTACAGTATACAAAGGCAAAGATGAGGACGGTCGTCCCAAGTTTGGTAAGTATATTGCATTCAATATCGAGCAAGTCGATGGAGATATCAGTAAGTTTAGTGGCTTCGATAAGATTGATATCAATAAAGATGAGAGGTCAGCTGAGGCTGATGATCTAATTGATAAGTTAGGTGCAATTGTTAAACCTGGAGTTGGCGCTTGTTATATACCTAGTCAGGATATAATCAGGATGCCATACTTCGAACAGTTTGATTCAGCTGCACACTACTACAGTACTATGATGCATGAACAGGGTCATCGTACCGGTCATGAATCTAGATTGGATCGCAATCTTAAAGGGAAGTTTGGCGATAAGAAGTACGCTATGGAAGAACTCATAGCTGAGCTTACATCGTGCTTTATGTGTGTAGAAATGGGTGTTATATCAGCACCTAGAAAAGACCACGCTAAGTATTTAAACAGCTGGATACAGCTACTCTCTGATGATAAGAGAGCGTTTAATATGGCAGTGGGTAAGGCACAACAAGCAACAAACTATATGTTAAACATCATGGGTCTTGAGATCCAGGAGGTAGCTTAAATGGAAATAAAAATAAATGTAGAACTATCAACAGCTGATGATACTTATCACTTCGATATATTCGTTGATGATGAACATCATGATGGCGGTATTGTAGAAGTAGACAGTTATAAAGATGCTATACAATGGATAGGAAATAATATGTTAAATAATATAAGTAGACTCAATTGCAAAACCAGAGTCGAGAAAACAAATAGAGGAAGTTATATTCTTAGGAGGTGTTCCGATGAGTAAACAAAAATACCATAGAATATCATTAGATAAATGTGAGTATGTCGGTGGTGACGGTGTCGAATACGAGTATTATCTAGATAAGTATAGTGGGTTAACTTACAAAGTACCCATTTATATACATAGATATAACACTAAAGCAGAACTAATGAAGGTTGATGATGGTCAACTAGACTTTGATAAGGAGGTGTTCTAATGTCATGGAAGTCAATTAAAGGTGCAACATCAGCTTATACTTGCAACATTTCTATCGAACATAAGATAACGTTAGAATGTAGACAAGTAAGACTAGCTGATGATAATAAAACTAAGATGTGGCAGATAACAGTTAATGGAGCAGCAATAGCACGAGGTAAAAAGATAATTGCTAGCGATGTTAACAAAGAGAAAGCTAAAGAGAAAGCTCATACTTGGCTTGAAGAAAAGCTAACTGACAATCTCTGGGCTGACCTTTTACCTGTCACATCTAGACAAGAACAACTAAAACAAATCAGGAGAAATAACAATGGGCAAAGTGAAACAACTGTTCTTCGATACGAAAACAGAGGAGGAGTTAGAAGAAATGGAAACTAAAGACAACATAATGGAAGCAACTGCTGAATTTAATAAAAGGCAAGAGTTATATGATAAGCAACTATCATTTGCAGTTAACTTTATTAGATTCAACAAAAACAATCCTAAAGTATTTCATAAGATTGTAGAGTTAGCTGATCGCCAAAGGCAGATTAGAAATCACTACAGTATAGAAATCATTATGAATGTAGTTAGGTATCATACGGACTTGGATGGAAAGGGAGATCCATTCAAGGTTAACAATAACTATAAAGCTTATTACGCTAGAATGTATATGGAATATCGTAAGTGTCCAGGCTTCTTTGAAACTAGAAGTCCGAGCTTAGCAGATGACTATGATTATGTTCCAGATATACAGTACTACGAGGACTGGCTACTGGACAAAGAGTGTGATGAAGATGCAGAAAGAGCAGAAGCTCGAGACAACGAGGAGTAATAATGAGCAAGAAACAAATAAGTGAGGATTGGGTACCAAGTCATGCGACATTAGATCGCATGACTGAACTCTTTCCAGGAGTAAATATACAATATGAGCAAGAAAAGTTCGTTGACTATTACCTCAGCAATGGAGGTGTATCAGCAAATTGGGAAGCAGCTTTCCGAAACTGGATTAGGCGTGCCGATGAGTACCAAAGATCAAGAGGAGTTAGAGAGTCAGGACATACTGAAACAAATACCTCTAATGTTTCGAATAGACGGAAGCGTATTCTTAGAGTTGCGAAGTCAGGAGATTCGACAGTCAATGGGAGTGTCAAACGACTTCCCACTAAACAAAGGGATTGATGACGTTGCACTCGATATGTGTCAGAAGTATGTAGTTCAGATGGAACCTTGCAAGAGAGAGGACATAGCAATAGCACTTGAAACTATTGCCTCTACCTTTCAATGCAAAGTTCCAGATGACTTTGGTTTAACCCAGTACTTCAATCTTTTAGAGCAGTACCCTAGGTTTTGTATAGAACAAGCAACACATACGTTGCTCACTACCTATACATATCCTAGGTTGCCACTGCCTAAAGACTTCATTGATATATGTCAGCCGATGTATATCGAACATAGAGACTGGTTGATAAAAACATCTAGAAGATTTTATCAATTAGAAGTTTGGAAACAAATGGGAGGTAAAGTAGTAAACAAATACCTACCAGATGTAGAAGAAAAATAGTATAATAATAGGAAATAAGGAGACAATAATGAATAGAAACATAGACGACAAAGGTAACTATTGTCTAGGCGGATCAGATGCTAATAGGCTGATGCGAGGAGAATGGTTAGATTTGTATAAAGAAATCAAAGGCGAGAAACCAAGAGATGACTTATCAAAAGTATTGCAAGTACAAATAGGTATAGCTACTGAAAAAGTTAATCTTGATTTCTTACAATATGATATAGAACAAGAGGTATTCAGAGATATAACTGTTGATCCAGATGATAAAAAGAAATGGATGAGATCCTCATTAGATGGTATGACAGATGAAACTCATACACCTTGTGAAGCTAAACATACATATCAAGATAACAGAATGGAAGTGTTAGCAGAAAACTACTACCCTCAATTGCAACATTACATGATACATACACAAAAAGATTCAATGTATTTGTCAGCAATTTTTGGTAATAGAAGATTTGAATATACTCTCATTGATGCTGACTATACTTATCAAAAGAAATTGTTAGCAGTAGAAGAATGGTTTATTGAACATCTCAATGAGAACAAAGAACCTAAAGCATATAGAGACTTACCTACTGTTGATAAGAAAGATATCAAATTAGATGGTATGAAACAATACGATATGAAAGATAACAGCAAATGGAAAGACTTTGTTAAACAATATAAGACAGTCAAACCATATGCTGATGAGTACGAGAATTGTAAGAAAGCAATCAAAGGTTTAGTACCGGATGATTGCTATCGAGCAAGTGGGGACGGTGTCGTGGTGACTCGTAACCGAAGAAACATACTAACCATTAAGGAGGAAAGTAATGGAAAGTAACTATACACAAAGTCTGATTAAGAAATTTAAAGAGGACTATAAACTGGATGGCTCTGATTTTTGGTTGCATAAGCAAAGCAAGAATTGGATCATCAAACACAATGCTCTTGAGAAAGTAGCAGCTCAAGAAAATATTATGTGGAAACTAGAAGTACTAAACTTCAATCCAGATATCGTTGTGAAATGTATTGCTACTAGTGGAGACAGGGTTATAGAATCACTAGGCGAAGCGTCACCTAAGAATACTATAATCAATCATCCATATGCAATGGCTGAGAAGAGAGCAGTAGATAGATGTATCTTAAAGCTGCTCAATGCTCACGCTTACATCTACTCAGACGCTGAGTCAGATGACTTTAGAGAACCAACTAACAACAAAATAAAACCTGTTGCTCATAACAAACTTAATAATGTGGAGGCAAAACTAAATGACCAAAATAACTAACATTGATAAAACAGATATAGCTAAAAACTTAATTCATAATACTAACAAAAAAAAGTATGAGTATACCTGTCCAAATACAGGTGTTACGAAATATGAAGAAAGGTTTCTTTTAAGGATTAGACTAGCACAATATACTCATTGGATTAGTGATGAGATAAATAGATTGAAAGCTGTACGTGAAAAAATTGATATCATTACCGATGCAATTGATCAAGAAGTTGAAATTGAAGAACAAATGAAAGAAAAGGAGGTAAACGAAGATGGCTAACTCACTATGTGAGATTAGACTTATCGGAAGACTAGGTAAAGATGCTGAGCTAAAGGAGTTACGTAATGGTAACTCCATGCTTATCTTCTCTATGGCTACTGATAAGTATGATCCAAACACACAGGATACTGTGCCAATGTGGCATAACTGCGCTATGTTTCCTAGCAATTATGGTAAAAATCCTATGCAAAGAATAGATGCAGTAATGCCATATCTTACCAAAGGTAAACAAGTACATATATCTGGTACATTTGATTACTGGGAAAGAGATGACGGCAGCAAACAACCAAGCATAAAAGTAAATGATATTATATTCTTAGGTAAAAAGGATGATGATTCTTCATCACAATCTAACACGGATCCGTTCAGAGCGAAGCCATCAAGCGATGAACCTCCATTCTAATATGACTCATTTACAATGGGCAGTGTATACTTATGTAAGGGATTACATAGGTATGCATGGTGTGAGTCCAACGTATCAAGAAATAACAGATACAATAGGATTAAGCAGTAAATCTCATGCACATAAGATAGTACAAAAATTATGTAAATTAGAAATGTTAAACACACATTCTAATATGCAGAGAAACATCACCATAGGAAGCCCAAATGATAAGCAAGAAAGATAAAAAAATATCTTCAATAGTTAAAAAGAAAAGACAAGCATTGTATCAAAAGATGGCTGAAACAGGATGCATTGCTTGTCGGGATACAGGTGAGAAACAAACTACACAAACTGAAATTCATCATTTAAGACAAGGGATGGGTATGTCTCAAAGAAATGTAAAATGCATACCACTTTGTATTGACCACCATCGTGGTAATAAAGGATATCATGGTATAGGTAAAAAAAGATTTGAAGCAAGGTATGGTACAGAACAGTATCTATTAGATACATGGGAAGAACTATACGGAAAAATAAACTGGGATGAATACTACTAGCAGGGTAGCAGACTGCTAGTAGATTCTATTGACCTAGTGGATTATCTGAACGTGCTTTAATCTCTTCAATCTTTGCTTTAAGTACAGCAATCTCTGCTTTATTTACAGCTATATCTTGTTCTAATGGTTTTATGTTTGGTGCTTTCTGTGCCTCAAGTACATCTACTCTCTGAATTAATTGTCCCTGATAAACAAAAAGTCCAGCTATCGTAATCACTAGACCTATACCAGTCGCAATCGTTTTAATATCCACGTATCCTCCTTAAGTGTTCTTCTGCTCTAATCACTTCAGATGTCGCATCAGATATTCTACTTTCAGCTTTATCCATAATGTCGTCAGGTATAATCTGAGCTGCATTATAGATTTGCCTAGTGTCCAGATAACGTCTGATAGTGTAGTCTTCAATGTTGATACTAACCAATTCATAACTATCATTGTACTGTTTACTGGAATATTCATCAAGTATAGTATTGTTTTGCATATTGTTTGCTACGATAGATTGCACTAATGCTAGTTGTTGTCCTATATTTCTAGTAGTTTGTTCTACATTTCTTTGTATATTATCTACTTGAATAGTCCTGTTAGCCACTTGCGGAACTTCTGCATCATCGTCAATTGTATCTCTAGAGTCTGTATTGGTTTCGCTATCTTCTCCTCTTCCATTACTGGATCCGGCTGTGGTTTCTGTACTTGTATTTTCTTCTTCAAGTGTATTTGAGGATTCTTCTCTTTCAACACTTGTGCTTTCTGATTCAGATATTGATTTACTTCCTCCGAGTTCCTCTGTTTCGGCTGTGAGTATTTCTTCATTTGATCCTCCGATTTCTTTTGTTTCAATTGTTTCTTCAAAGCTTTCGACTTCTGTTGTGAACGCTTCGATGGTCTGCGGTTCTTCATAAGCAACCTCCTCGAATATGTTTATTATACCAGTATTAATTTCTTCTTGAGCAAGTTCCTCAATAAATATCTCTTCAATAAAAAGTGTAATAATTTCCGGTTCAATATATTCTTCAAATGTAATTTCTTCGATGGGTATAAATTCTATTATTTCAATCTCATTTTCTAATTCTGTTACTGAAGTAATTGCAGTAACAATCTCTTCAGTTTGTGTAGCTGTTAATACTGTTGGATCATAGGTCATGGTAACTTCTACATTATCAATGTTAGGACCACCCAAGCCACCAACAACACCATTACTGTCAGCACCACTAATAATAATACCTCCCCTATTAGAGCCACTCTGTGTATACGTAACAGAATCGCTGAAATCTTTGCCATTAATTCCTGTAACATTAAACCTCTCCTGTGTTGTTGTAGCTAACACGTTATTGTCTGAATCTTTTATTTGTAATTGAATGGTAAAGCTATCAGCTGGTCCAGATCCTCCCCAACATTGTGCTACCCCACATTCTCCATTCTGAACTTGGACGTTAGAGTTAAGAGTAATGCCATTATCAAGCATAGGTTGAGTTATAGTATCAGTGATTAGATTGAATGATTGCTCAATACTGCCACTAACTCCAAACTCTAAGTCGTAATTCGATCCACAACAATCGTTTAATACTGTTACTTCGCCAGTAGTGGTCCAATTGTTTGAGTTTCCTGATTCGAATGTGCCATTTAAAATGAGGTTCCCAGTTGTATCTGCGGAAGAACTGGGAACCAGAGTAAAAATGAAAAATAATAATACTATTATATTCTTTATTGATTCCATGTCATAGACCTTTTAGATGTTTGATCTGTCAATTCTTTTTTACGTTTCTCCATCCATCTCTCTTTAGCTTTAGCTCCAATCAATCCCTCGATGGGGCATGGCGTACCGGCATCCATCATGGCTTGCCATACATTCTCATCTTGACACATAAGGGAAATAGCTGCTACTTTCATGCCAAGTTTGGCTAATACAGCTACAGATTTTCTACGCTCACATTCCTTATCTATGATATAAGAACCTACAGATGCCGAAAAAGAGAGTACAGTTAGTCCACCAGCAAGGGGAATAACACAAGAGTCCTGTCCATACACGCTCATAGAGGGCGCTGAGGCGCTGTTTACGGCTGTTTTCTGATTAGTGCTATTGTTAGTAGTGTTCGTCGTAGTAGTATTCGAAGATGAACCTGATTGATAAGTAGTTGAGGATTCATATCCTCCAGTAATTGCTGTGTTAGATCCAGCATTGTTGGACTGGGTATTGGTTGTTGATCCTGATGATGTAACATCTGATAAAGCACTCTCAATACTTAATAATGCTATAATAACTAGCATTATATAACAGCATTGTTTTATCCTTTTCGACATTTCCATTTTCTTAATGCCAATGCTTTTCTAGTTGGTCTACCCTTACTATCTTTTAGTGGTCCTTTCATTCCAGACATCCTAGCACAAAAACTTCTACGTCTTGCTGCTGCTTTAGATCCTTTAGGTGCTTTGCCTGTTACAGGTGGTTTAAGATTAGCTCCCTCTTTTCTTTTGAAGTATGCTCTTCCAGCTGCATTTAATCCACCACTTGGGTTTTGATATTTTTTAGCTACCATATTTAAGTCCTCGCATAACTTGGTTTACCTTTTGATGTATTATCCTTAGAGCGTTTTCTTCTGACTGCTGCTGATCGTTGAGCTGGTGTCATAGCATTAGCTTTAGCCAGAGGTACACACTTAGGATACTTTCTTCCGTCTCCCTTGCTTCTTCCGCATGGCTGCCATTTCCCGTTTTTTTTTGGCGACCCAATGTCTACCCATTTTTCTCGCACCCATTCTTTAAGTCCTTTTTTTGCCACTCTTTTTACCTCCAGGTTTTATTCTGCCTGAACATACACCTGATGCATACATATTTGCATATGCACTTGGATATTTTTTAAATTTTCTTTTAGCTGCCGCTTTCCCTTTTGCACATAGTTTAGCCATATTATTCCCCTAATAAATTTTTTTTATAAGAACCTGTAGTTCGTGTTGCCAATGACTCCTTGCTTTGCATTATTGATGCGCTAGGTTTTATTACACCTAAATTAAAATTTGGATCTGTCATTGGAGCAAACAATCCTTTTCTTTTTCTTGTTGTTGATTTAGGTTTGCTGGTAGTAGGATCTTTTTGAACAGGAGAAATAGGAAAAGGAGTATCAGGATTATTCTCTTTCCATTTTCTATAAAGTTCTCTCTCTCTAGGACCAGCATTTGGACTACACATAGTTATTTCCTCGTTAGTGATCCACCAAAATATAATCCAATAATAGAAAATATAGTGTGGGATTGTAAGTTAGTTATAAAGATAGTGTTGCCCTCTTCAAAGTATGAGGTTTCATAGGTAGATCCAAATATCCACCAGCCACTATCAGCTTCTGTTGTTATCTGGTATGCAATGTTTACATCTGTAAAGATTGGAGCCACGATAGGTACTACGATAA